CGCCGAAAGGCGCCTATACTTTTCATCTCCTAAGAGACCCCTATACCCCGGGTGTTGCAAAGTTTAGAAAATATCAAAGTCATCGTCATTATCATTAAATAGGAACAAATCAGTTTCAACGGTATTGACCGAGTCTTTATTTACTTCCTTTATCTTTTCATTTATAGGTGTATATAACGCTGTTAAAACGAACTGAGAATGTTTCTTTCTACTTAAAGGGTTTCCCCTTTTAGGTTTGAAATACAAACTCTTCGTAGGTAATGGTAAATATTCCACATCTAGAAGCTCAGGAGTGTCGTCTCAATCCGAATATGGACTTTGTTCAAATAGGACAATTTTACTTATGGCCTCGGTCATCTGTTTCTGTATTGACGAAAGAACGTCACAAATAGGATGTCTTGGATAAGATGAGAACGAAATTGCCTGTGTACTGGAAGGCAAGCCCTCTTTTTGCATGAAGTCTTTTAACGTTTTGTTATTAAACTGTTCGGCAATCTGCTTCGAATTTTCTTCAAGAGACGCTTTACGAAGTTGTAATACTTTATGTTTTACTTCAATAAGTGGTGGGAGATTAAGTTCCTTAGTTACCGATGTTAAATTGGGCTTTGGACCTCCCTTTTCTCATAAAAGAATATTAAGAAGATCCTTACCTCGTAATGACAGGTAGGGGGGAATTAAACCAGTATCGTACAATATGGGTCAATTAGACTCCTTCATGTAAACTATTAAGTCAACTAGGTTATATATACTCTTAGTAGATTGGATCAATAAAGGTCAACTCAGACCGGAAATTTCTTCGTAATTGACAGAATTTCTTCTGCAGAACTCATAAACTCCACTGTTAGGTTTCCCTATAAAAGATTTCTCTATAGATATCTTAACACCAAAGTTTTCTAAAATAGCCTGATACCTTTTGGCCACACCGTAGTGTCAAATAACTATATCATCTCCTAAGATAATGTAAGCGGAAAAGTTCTGTCAGTCTTTAAGTTGACAGTCTCTAGCAGCCATTCATACGAGAGTGTGATGGAATAATGCGAAAGCAGGCCAAGAACTAAGAAGTCCAAGTGGTTGACCAACGCGTCATCTAACGAATCTCTTTAGAGATGGAATTCAGAAACTAGGTCTAACCATAAGCTGGAACCATAACCCTGAAATTTCTTTGGAAAAGAGCTTGGAAATTAAGACTAACTGCAGCATAACCGGTAACCGATCTGATGCTTTCTTTAGATCAAAACAGAAGTATTGTTTAGCTCGTACATCTCCTAATCGGCGAAAGCCTTTATGTTGATCGTATGTTGCATCTACTTTACCTAAGTTTCTAAGGATCGTCATTAAGCAATCGTGAATGGGAACCAAAGCATTAGCTCGTCAATAATCTCCATAAGCAAATAGCCTTGTCTTACCCGCTGGCTCCGCTACTGTTCCTATTTTACCTATAAATACGCC